CGGCTGAGGTAAGGAGACCATCTCCAGTTGGAGCGAACCTTATTGGGTCCTCCTTCTGGAGCTCCTCCTAAGCCCAACTGAGCGGAACCTCGCGGTTCCCGTGCGCGTGTGACGTCGACGAACTCTGGGACTCGATACACCGATGTCAGGACGGAGGTCCTGGCAGCAACGGCGGTCTCAGAGTCCACCCAAGGTTCGCAGGGTGGCACTACGTCTTCTTGCGAAGCGTAGTAGAGGGTGAGGAACTTATCCACTGCCGCCTTAGGGAATCCCCCAGGGTTAATACCCTCAGGGGTCCTTTCGGTCGGGATCAGTGCGATAATGTTACGTAACGGTGTTGGAGGCAGACCCTTGACGGCCCGAGGGCCTATCAAGGAAATCATGCTCAACAACGTGCGGTAACCAAGTTGGAAGAACTTCAACTTGAATTCCGACCCCTCTCCGGATATAATCCGGCCTGCGAACTCGCCTAAACGGCCCTGAAGCGACTTGGCCTCCGAGATCTTCACACCAAGACGGGTGATGGTCTCCCGGTAGGCTTCAGCCAGTTCCTTATCCGCGATCACTAGGTCGTCACCTAGTATCACGTAAGGAGCTTCAGTTGGGTCCCCTTTGTAGAGGCCTCTCACCACTGCGTGGTGAGAGAGTGCGAAGGCGGCGAATGACGGGATAGCCCCAAGGGGCTGCCCCACTCGCCAACCTATCGTAGGGGGAACCCCCCCTCTACTCTCGGCATACCCTTTACGAGCCGGTATGCGAGACAGGATGCAGAAGGTGTCGACCCACATCCTCATGTTAGGCGTGTCGCTGAGCGACATGAGGATTGTCCTAGTCAGGGCGAGAGGGAACCGATCAGTGGCGGAGGATAGGTCAAAAGAGTATACCTCTTTGCCTTCTCGCAGCCACTGTCGTACTCTCTCTGCCCCTTTCGCCTGGTCAAAGGTGCAGTCCTGGGGGATATGGGAGAGCTGTTTATACAGCTCCTTCGCCCAAGGCCCCATAAGGTACTGAACCCACTGACTGGGAGCCAGGAAGAAGCGGGCTTTCCCGTCTTTCTGGACTCGACAATGGATAACCCCTATGGACCCGTAGGTCGCCTCCGTCTTAGGAGGCCAGTCTCGGGACACTTGGAGCGGTGGTATTTGCCTTAGGGCAAATGGCCACGAACCAGTAAGCCCGAATTTGCTGGCCCAAAGAGCGAGAGTTTGAGAGTCTACGATGAGCTCATCCCATTCTTGGGACATTGAGCCGTCGGGGCCTCTCGACCGAAGAGACATAGGG